CGAAAGGATTGCATAGAAGAAATTCACCAAGTTGTTGGGACCCCATCTGGTCTTGTCAAAATTTCCATTACACGACATCAATTCTGTTCCGAGGCCCAGAGTGGCTCTGAGTCTGTCATTCTCTGCCTTCCTCTCCACGACAAGCCCAACGAAATGCTCTCTCTTGTCCTTGGCATTCACGATATTCGTTTTCAGGAGTACCTTCTCAGAGAAATCCTCAACAAACTTGGCTGCAATTCTGAATGACGTGTTCAATGTGGATATCTCTCTGTTCCCCGTTTGCTTGCTCTTTGCGGCAGTGTTTGCATTGAAGTGCCTGGAAGCATCATCAGAATTTACGATGTCTTCGAAGTGCAGTTGCCATATCTCACAGACCGGGTCATCCAATTCTGTAGTGTCAGTAAACTTGTCCACTCTGTCACTAAAGGACTCCATTGCCAAGCAGCTTCTGCCAGACCTCTTCCCGAAGTCTGCAGATGACTTGAACGTGCCCAGAGAAGAAGTTGGTGACACTTTCTCAAATGGCTTGGCAACGAATGGGATATTCTGGCTGAGTGTGGCATACATCATGAAGAATATGCTCCCTGTAAACCTCTTGGCCGGAATGGGGTTTGCACTCAACACCAGGCAGAACTCTGTCTGTGCATCGACCAACTCACTGAAGTCCATAGATGTACTTCCTACGTAACCCAAAAGCTCATCCTTCCTCTCCGACAATGCCTTCCTGAATATGTTGTGTTCATCCACTAGCTTGTTCCAATTCAGCATCTCAGGTATGATCATGTCGGATTTCTCTCGGTTAGTGACCTGGTACAGGTAGCACATGTCCGTCTGGTATTCGAAGCTTGAAGTCGGCAATAAATCACAAGGCATCATCAATTCCAGCCTGTTAGAAAGAGCGCCCTTCAGCAACGCCAAGTTTGTTTTTGCCAATCTCGCCTCTTGAATGCATGTGCAAAGCTTCAACTGCTCGATAGCATAGACCATCTCATAGAAGTTCTTCGGAAGAAGCTCTGGTACATCTATCTTTCTGACAAGCGGTTCTATGTTCGCTTTCAGCCCAAGTGCATTGAAGAACATGTATCTTGTCTGCTCCCCCACTTGGCCAAATCTGTCATTGTTCTGAAGCAAGTGGAGAATAGAGCTAGCTGCAGCACCGCATAAGAACTGCCTGTCAGCATTCTTGGCACCCAACACATCGAACTTGTGTACGACTAACGAAACCAACATCTGAG